GGAACGCCGATTCTTAGGTGCGTTCTTACGGTGCCACCCACCATCGTTATTGACGTGGTCAAGAGTTAAACAATCTACGTCTGTGATTGAACAGCCCGGCCACGAGCAACCAAGCACCCCGCCAGGGCCGTAATGAGTGAGGACTTCCAACTTAACCTTGTCCCTTCTCTTACGATTGGCTGCTCGCTGTTTCTCCGGGTTCAGGAGACGAGCTTCACGGGCCGCTGCTGCCGCCTTTGCAAGATACTCAGGCGCACGGTGGTTAGCGAGGATTCGCTCCTTATTAGCTTGGTAATAGGCTTGTCTCCTCACCAATACTTCGGGAGGAGTTTTCATGCGCCGGTAGCCCCCTCTTCACCAAAGGGACCACCGACCTGACCAGTGAGTACTTCAGGTGTCATTGAGGACTCTAAAGCGCGCCTTAATACAATGTCGGAAGCTCGGGCGTCATTTTTCTCGGAGTTGATGTCAGTATTGTTTTTAGCACGGTTGTTATCAACAGCCATCTGACCCCGAACCTTTGCCATCGGTCCCATCTGTTCCATGTTCTGCATGAATGATATCTCTTGTGGAGTCATCCTACGTACAAGGTCAGCACGATTCGTCCACTCAGAAATCTCACAGAACATCGAGACCAACTCAAGAGCGTCAATCGTCCAACCGGTTTTGTTCAACTGCGCAAGCAACTGTTGGTTTTCGAATATTTGTGAGAGCAACGGCAACATCTGGGCCATGCCCTTCTTCGCAGCCATGTGCTGAGCCGCCAACACCTCGAACTTCGCCCTACCGTTGAGATACTTCTCCAGGTCGAACTTCTCCGAGTACTCGTTTCCAAGCTCATCACCAAGGATGTCCTTAATCTGGGACTCAGGCATCTCCTCGTTCACCAGTTCATCAATGGTGTAGATGAACGGTTCCATCATTGTCTTCACAAAGCGCGAGACCGGACCCTGAAGTCTGTTACTCTGCGCCGAAGCCAGTTGGACTGCTCCACTCGCAGTTCTACCCATAGAGGTGCCAGAGCCGCCAGTGTTGCCCTGCGCCAAACGCTGGTCGGCGCCAGTCGCTTCCTCAGCAGTTTGATTAGCATTTTGCAACACCGTCCACAACTCAGGCGGAATTCGCGGCATATCCATTACGCCGAAACCCTTCCGCACATCGTCGCCCTGGACCGTGATAATGCCGCCGCGCCGGAGCCTTATGTTTTGTCCCGGCTGATTGTCCTGCCCAGCTAGACGAAGCATCGGCGGATTAACCGCCATGGACAACAGATTGAGGGCTGCATTACGTGTACCTTGATCAACGCGCTGTTCCTGCCCGGCCAGATGGCCGATACCTAAAGACCAGAAAGAACGCGGAATCCTCCACCAATGGGAAGACAGGTAATTGATCCGCCCCCACGGGTTCTTCGTGTTGCGCACCACCAGCTTGTCCTGAACAACTACCGTGATGCGCTTCTTTGTTGTGTGCTCAATGACCTTCAGCACCTGCTCTAACGGGTCTCCATGCTCAGCATGTGACTCCAATTGTGCGTGCGCCAGTACTGCGCTCTCACCCATCACTTCCAAAGGTGTATCCGAGGCCATCGGTCCTTCAACCGGGGTTTCGAACCACGAACGAATCTCGCTCTCAGGCGGGCAGTACCATCCCTCTTCTCCGTCGTGCTCCTTACACATCTCGATCAACTGATACCCAGTCATGTACCGGATATGAGAGACGTGCCTCGCTTTTCGGATGTCCGGCTTCGTTAAGGTAGAGTCAACCAGCACTTCCTCATTAGGTATGTGCTCGACAAACGGACACCAAAAGTCCTGCTCGCGATCATCAACATCAATCTGTGTAGAGTCCTTCGTGGTGATATGAAGGTTGACGTATTTTCCATTGATAATCTGCTTCTTACCCCGGCGTTTGTATACCGGGCGCGCCTTCGGGTATGTCTTCGTGCCCCACTTATAGATCGCAGTGCCGAACAGTACGGTATAGAACCACCCGTCCCAGCACGCCTCTTCAAACTCCATCTCACGGAACAACGCGGAGAACAACGTCTCCTTCTGCCGAACAACCTCTTGTGTAGTTCCTGGGGTTGTGCGCAGCTTGAAGAATGGGCTCTGAAAGAAGATGCCATTCATGACCGCTGGCACGAGGCTGTTGGTGTGCTTTGCAACCAAGAAGCTCTGTACGTTTGCCTCGGCTACACCCGTATTCTCCCAAGACGACATCGGACGCGGAGACTGGTACAGGGCGTCAATCTCACGCCACCGCAAGGTCCACATTTTTTGGTTGATAAAGGTTTCGTCAGCCCGCACATCATCAAGGACAATCTTCAACGCCGTAAGATTGTCACAAGACCCGTCGCTGGCCACGTTCTTCACCGGAACTCTCGGTGGGAGGGCCGCTGCTTGATTTTCAATCAATGCCATTGTGTACTCACCAAACTAGCTCAGTAATACCGCCCTTGATATGCATCCCCATTAGGAAGGCCGGTCACAAGGTCTATGTCAACTTCAGGCTCAGGAGGCTCCTCAACAACCGGGGCAGGAGACTCAACATAAGCATACTTACCCTGTCCAAAAATTAAATCGTGCATGTCCTGCTCACGCTGCTGCCGCCTGCGGTCGATCTTCTCTTGTTTGTCTTCTGGTGACTCTGCCTGGGTGCGATATTTCAGCAACCGTGATGTCGCATCGGGTACGTCACGTTTCCCACGTGACCGCGTGAACTCACCAATGATCTCTTCCTGGTCCGTACGGACGTTGTTCAAAATCTTCAACCGGCCTTCTTTGTACAGCGGGATGAGCCCCTTTATCCGGTTGTCTTTCGCGTTGAGTTCACCCTGGCCCAACGATATCCACTCGACCGGGGGCAGCGTTATTCCACGCTGTTCAGCCGCACGAAAAATGTCGTTCTTTAACCACTTCGCGCCAACGGACTCCTCAATACCCATCCCCTCGACTTCGGGGTAATCCTGAATAGCACTAACGATCTCATTGGGGAGTTCGTCCGCGTTGAACCGGCCACGGATAATGTCCTTAATCCACAGCGTGTCGTTATGCCAGCCACCAATCACGATCACTGTAAAGTCGCGGCCTTTTTTGTCACTGTAGGCCAGATCAACCGTGGCCCACGTGTGCATCTCGCGAGTCGGCATCGTTGTCCAATCAACGAACAACTTCAGTATTCCCTCGCGCGTGAAGTCCTGCTCGCTCGCCAGCGTTGGGTTATTCAAGTACTGACTGGCATGTGATTTCCTATCCATCAACATGTCATTATGCAGACGCTCAAAGGACCACAGTACGGGGTCCAAATACTCACAATCATCTGTGGTACTGTCCAGAGAGGGTGGAAGGTACTTGTCCTTGAGGTCTCCCTCACCGTCCGGCCCGGTTCCCTTCAGCCACCACGCTGGAAAACAGAGATACTTAAACCCATGCTCTGGAAGCTCAAAACTCCCGTACAGTGCTTCACCATCACCCAACTTCAACTTGCACAACAACCGTCCGTATGTCTCGTCGCTGTCATATCGCGTACCGATGGTGTCGCGATATCCCCAGTCCTCCAAGAGCTTGTGGCTCATGTGGAAGCGCCGGTCAATGGACTCAACCCGTTGGGGAGTACGGATGTTATTATCCGTTAAGATGTCGTCGTTCTTGAGAACCTCACAACGCCAACCAGAGTTGTTCGACTCAATAGACAGCGCAAAGATCGTGGGGTCTTTAATATACCGGTGCGTTGCATTGCATCTACTGTTTTGGCGCGCTGGGGTAACGAAATAATCTTCGGCGCCACGTTCCCTTCCCACATCAGAAACGCAGTGCTCTGGGAACAGCCGATGAAACCGCGTCGGTCTTGCACGGGGGTTCCAGATCGGTTCCTCGTTATCGTCACGGTTACCATCCCACCCTGGGACGATGAAGTAACTCTTAACCAACCCGACGATTGCCTTCGCTAGCTCACCCTCACCTGTCTGCACGCCAATAATCGTCAAGGGAAAGCAGATGATCCAGTTGACGCAATCCAAAGCATCGATGGACGTCTTCCACCCCTTGCGTGGAAACAGCAAAAGACGTTCACGAATAGAGGACTGCTCCCCGATTGGTTTGCGTGGGTCTTTCGCAACGAAGAAGTCACAAATCTGCTTATGAACCGGCCGAAGAGGTACCTGACAAAGCTCCACGGACATCAGCCACAACGACATCTGGTACGTCAGGCGCAGATCGTCTA